CTCGTCGAAAGTGTGCAGAAACGATCCTGATGAAATAATGCCGAGAGATGTCACCGCAAGTATCGAGACAATTATCAGCAACCATAAGTAAGTATTATTCCAGATGGCTTAATGCTTGCCGGCGCAAATCGGCATTTATTGGGATGGATTCCTATGCGGAAGATTTCCTGCATGATGCGTTGTTGTTGTTTCTCCGAAAACCGGAGAAGCATATTCAATCAGTATTATCTGACGAATCCCGTGGTGATAATCATCTATACAATCTCATTTTGTCGATGATAGACCATAAAACAACTGATAGTGTCCGAGCCAGACGGTCGTTGTTCAACATTGATGACCAATATAAAGATCTTCCGCTATCCGGAGATGATCAGATAAGATGGGCAGAGCTGTCCGAAGAGGATTATGCCCGATTTCGTGAGGTATCATGCAATTTAAGAAGCGACGATTTTCTCATACCCCTTCCTAACGGGATGTATGTTCGTCCAACCCAAGGATGGGTCAGCGGGTGGGTACATAGCTATTCGATAAAAAATAGAAGATACACGTATTGGCTGTACAGCGCCTTCGTGGGATCGCGCAGCAAGGGAGAGCACCCACGAAGATTGAAAACATCGTCGTCACGTCACGAGGCATATATGGCGTTGATGGAATACAACAAGCCATAATTTTTTTGCAAATTCAAAATGAATTCGTATATTTGCAATGCGAGATCGATACGATGATCGTATCAAAAGAACATAATTAACGCTTGCAATAAAGCGTTGCCCTTTGTCCACTTCTACTACGGTAGTCGTGTCGGTCTCGCAAACTGATAGGGGCAACGCCTTTTTTATTGCCCTATACATACAAACTTTTAACTGACAATGCGAGACCAAGTTAAAAGTAGCCGACCCGCGAAGAACAGTAGCGGGGCTACATCCGTACCTTACCCGTACAGTCATCTCACGAAAGCCGACCTTATCGGCATTCTTCACGGAACTACATCTAATCCGCTCTCTGCTGCGCATTTCTACCGCTGTGCAGCAAGTATCGTCTTTCGTTGGTGCGACAACGTTATTACCGGAGGTTTTGCCTCGGTGCATAGCGTTAAGGATCAGTTGTCATCACTGGAAAAACTCTACAAAAACCGATAGTCATGGATTCATTCGAATTGAAGCCCGCGCCTCTCTGGAAGAGAGTGGCCGGTTATTTCTGGTGCATGTGGTATAAACGAGTCCATACTCAGCGTCGCAAACGCGATCTGTTCATCTATCGAGAGCGCAAACGTCTCTCCGAACCGCAAGTGTTATGGCCGAGCTTGTGATCCTTGTTCTTTTCTCGTGTGCGATCCTGGCCGCCTACGGGTTTGCGGCCGCGCACCGTGATAGCTTCGATAAACTCTTCGACAAACTATTCAATGAGCACTAAGATGAACCAGACCTATTCAATCCCGCTATCGAAGACCGATATATACGACATCTATCCTTCGAAATTGGGGCGGTCGCACGATTATACGACATCGATAACCCTTACAGTTGCAAGATCTATCTTCAATGATCTGCGCGAGCAGGTCGGTCAGACCAGCAGGGGCGACTACGACGGCGAGAGAGTCGAGACCGATTTCGACCTCTATCATGTGGAAGCGGTTCGCCACTACGAGGTGTGTAAAGATGTCGATGGATCCGGCGCTCCTCTGCTGGACATCCGCCGAGACGATATAGAAATCGTCAGCGTGGTGGATTTCGACTACGGAGATATGTCGTTTCCGGCGATTGTCGACAAACTCAACTACTACGGAAAACATAACAATCTATAAAATGAAAACACGCATTGAGGTGAAGAGCTGTGCCACGGGCAAGGTCATCGCCAGCCACGAGGAGAACCGCCGCATGACGGCCAAAGAGATCGAGAAAGCCAAACGGGACTGCCTGCGCAATCTCGATTTGGCCAAAGTCACGGCACCGGAAGTAACATACATAAAAGATTAGTATATGGAGATGAACAGGGAATTACAGACACTGAACAGCGAACAACTCCGCCAGCTGTCACTCCCGCTTCCGGCGGAGGCCGTCACGCCGCACCCGACGAAAAAGTTTCTCTCGTCGATCAAGTCCATCTACGTTACGGAACGCTTAAACGAAGTATTCGGTGTCGGACGCTGGCGCATCGAGACGGATGTCGTGGAAAAGCAGGAACGCATGGTCGTCGTGAAGCTGAAATTTACGATCCCGGATTACGGCATCTACTACGAGTGCTACGGCGGCAATGACAATCCGGATCTGGGAGATGCCTACAAGGGCGCCACGACGGACGCCATTACGAAAGTGGCCTCGTGGCTGGGAATCGGAGCCGACGTTTTCAAGGGGAAGTACACGAATGGCAAATTCCAGGCGGCTGCACAGAATACCAAGCCGGCACAACCGGCTGCTCCCGACCCGATACCGGCTGCCGCACCCGCGCCGGTGGCACCGAAGAAACGGATCACGGCCGATATGCTGAACGATCCGGTCTTGCGCGATCAGTTCATGCGCTGGGCGTACAAGGGCAGTACGACGATCAAAGACCCGACGAAATTCGATGTCATCGCCTTCCTTCGTCGCACTTACGATGCGGACGATACGACGGCGGTAGTCTTCGCCAAATTTTACGACGAATATCTAAACAGTAAACAGCAGAAAAGATGAACACGCAGCCGATATTGATCCGCGAGACGAGCAGCCCCGCGGAGCTGGCGAAGCTCGCCGTCGACGCCGTCACCCGCGGAGAGGTCGATCCGCTCGTCGCTTACGAGAATATATCCCGCATGGAGAAGGCGATCGAGTTGTTCAAGAAGTCCGAAGAGGTGCGCGACATTACGTTGCGCGAACTGGCTAAATACGGACACGGGAAAACATCCTCGGACTGTACGATCGAAGAGGTGGAGGCTAGCGTCAAGTACGACTACTCGGGCTGTAATTGCCAGGCTTTGGACGACCTGTACAAAATGCGTGATGCGGTCATGGCCGACATCAAGGAGAAGGAGAAGATATTGCGGGCGTTGCCGGCCTCCGGCCTGACGGATCCCGCCACGGGCGAAATCTTCTATCCTCCTACGCGAAGCAGTAAGACGACACTTAAAGTAACCTTCAAAAAACGATAGCAATGGCAGATTTTATCAATGTATCGCTCTGCGTGAGCGATATTCCCAGAGACAAAATTTTCGTCGCCGAAAACGGCAAGAAGTACATTTCGATATGCGTTTCGGAGCTTCGCCAGCCGGATCAGTACGAGAATACGCATTGCGTATTCATCCGTCAGAGCAAAGAGGAACGCGAACGAAAAGACGCGCGCACGTATGTCGGCCGAGGCAAGTCGGTTATCTTCCGTCCTGTGGAACCTACGCCGGATCAAGTCTCCGATTTGCCCGTAGCGGATAATACGGATGATCTTCCCTTCTGACGATGGATATGCGGATTACCGATGCGGAGGTGCGGGAAGCGCTCCGCATCCTCCGCGTCCTGTCCCGCATCCGCGGGCATACGTTGCTGACCGCAAAGGAATGGGATGCGTTACGCCGCGGAAGGTTGTTATTGAAGAAAATAAACAAACGTCATGACAAGGATCGAACAGATACGCAGGGAGGCGCGAGACATCCAGAATCTTCTTGAATGCACGACTTTTTCCGACATCGATTCGATGGTGGGGCGGCTGGATCAACTGGGTGTATATTATGCTCGCAGCGGGGCGTTGCTGAGCGAGGTGGTCGGAATGCGCGATGCAGCTGTGGCCAAGCTGTTTCACGACGAGAAAGAGACTATTCTCAGCCTTTCCCCGTCGCTTGCGAACAAACTGATCGGCAGTGCGTCTTCCGAGCTGAATGCCCTTGAAAAGTGGCTGGATAGGATCAATGCGGCGTGCAAGCACCAATGCGACAACCTTCGCACGATGATAAGTTTCGAGAAAGAGAGGATGCGATTATGAGCTATATAGACCTGATACGCAAATTTTGGCAATTGGATGCAACGTGGCAATTTGGCTGCTGTGAATCGAGGCTTTACTTCTACCTTGTAGAACAAGCGAATCGGTTAGGCTGGCCGAATAGCTTCACGCATTCCGACAGAAGGCTGTCCGAGAATGTAGGGGCGTCACGCAATGCAATTTCGAGAGCAAAAAACCGATTGGAGCAAGCGGGTCTGTTACATGTCATAACGGGAGGACGCGGGAAGGGGAACCGCACAGCTTTTTCATTCGTTGAAGAACCGAATCCCGAATCAGGCATCGTTTCAAATGGTTCAATTGGCTTAAATATGAGCCAAAACATGAGCCAAAAACGGAGCCAAAAACGGAGCCAAAACGAAGGCGATACTTCTTGTATAGAAGATAGACTAGACAAGAATAATATTACCCCCTATAATCCCCCTAATGGGGAGACAGTCGTACTACCGCCCTTTTCGGAGAAGGCAGAGGTAACTGACTCCTCCAACACCCACCCCCAGTTCCGCGGCACCCCCTCCCGCGAGTTCTTGGAGTTTCAACAATGGATTTCGGAAAATGCACCGCGAGTCGCGAAAATGAAAGAGCCTTTTTCCGAGGCGCAATTCTCGGCTTTAAAAGAGGCTTATGCTCTTGACTTCATCCGCGACCTATTGCGCGCGATGCATAACTACGAACCCTTGCTGAAACGCAATCGTTCGGCCTATCTGACATTTCTGAATTGGGCGCGTCGGCGTAATGAAACGTCGTTGCCCCGTTCGAACACTCGGCATCCGGCTACGACCTACCATGCAAAACCGACTCAACATTATGATGAATTCTGAATATGTCTTACGAAGAAATACTCAAACAACTACAAACTGAGGGTAATCCGGTTCCATGCGCACGCTTCCGGTTTCGGATACCCGATGCGCGGACGGAATTGAAAAACGTGCTGGTTACTGTGCTGTCGGCAATGGGAGAACGATTGGTATGGCTTCCCGAATACGATAAGGTTGCAGCGTGGTTGTCGGATAACAACGGTAAGGGGCTTTTGCTGTTCGGTAATTGCGGACGCGGAAAATCCCTGATAACCCGCTACGCCATTCCCATGCTGTTGCGCAAGTTCGCTAATCGAATCGTTACGGTCGTGGACTGCGGAGCGCAGGACGTATGTATCGACGAGGTATTAAAACGCAAGTTCATCGCATTGGACGATATTGGTGTAGAGGTGGATCGCGTCGAATTCGGTACACGCCGGAATGTGGTAGTCGAGATCGTGAACAAGGTGCAGGATAACCCCGATCGGATGGTTATAGCTTCCTCAAATCTGTCGGGTGAAGGCATCAAGGAACGCTATGGTGACCGGATATATGACCGTATTAAATACCTGTGCTATCGTGTTGCGTTCAATGGAAACAGTCTGCGCAAATGAGGCACGTTGAATCTCGTATACAACAGTCGTTCGTCCGCTGGTTCCGGATGCAATATCCGTCCTATGCACTATGTCTGACGAGTGTTCCGAACGGCGGACTCCGGAGTAAGACCGAAGCCGCAATCATGAAGGCCGAAGGCATGACGGCCGGTGCTGCGGATTTGCTTCTGCTCGTGCCGAGGGGCAAATACGGATCGCTCGGCTTGGAGTTCAAGACACAGGGAAAGGGCAGTCGTCAGAGTGCCGTACAGAGAAGATGGCAGGAATCCTTTGAGGCTGCGGGGAACAAGTATGTTGTAGTTCGCACGCTCGAAGATGCTATTGCTGTTGCAAATCGATACATGAATCCAGATAAACAAATTTACCGCAATGGAATCAACGAAACAGATTAAAATCGAAATCCGCAACCGTTGGACGGGCTCGGTTGTATTTGAATACACGAAAGAGGAAAACACAATCACCGAAACGGTTTTGGAAGCTATTAGGCGCGGTGCCGACCTGGGCGGTGCCAACCTGTGCGGTGCCTACCTGCGCGGTGCCAACCTGCGCGGTGCCAACCTGTGCGGTGCCTACCTGCGCGGTGCCGACCTGTGCGGTGCTGACCTGCGCGATGCCGACCTGCGCGGTGCCAACCTGCGCGATGCCGACCTGCGCGGTGCCAACCTGTGCGGTGCTGACCTGCGCGGTGCCAAAGGATGTTATCTATCATGCCCGACCGAGGGTAGTTTTATCGGTTGGAAAAAAGCCTCTGGGCATATCGTAAAGTTACGGATTCCGGAAGATGCGCGACGCAGTTCGGCAACAAGGGACAAATGTCGATGTGACAGAGCATACGTCGTGGAGATTCAGAACATGGACGGCACCAGGGCAACTGTGGATGCCGTTCGTTCCGACCATGACCAAAACTTCGTCTACACCGTCGGTGCCACAGTCGAAGTTCCGGATTTCGACGATAACAGGTGGAGCGAATGCGCACCGGGTATTCATTTCTTCATCGATCGCAGGGCAGCGGTGGAGTACTAAACGAGATAAAACCATGAAAGTCATCGTAACCTTTTCAGGCGGCAAGGACAGCCTTGCAGCGTTGCTTTGGACGCGGGAGCATATCACCAATAATTTCACGACGGTGTTCTGTGATACGGGTTGGGAATATCCGCTGACCTACGAATACATCAATCGAATAGCAGATAAACTGCACCTCGATCTGGTAACATTGAAGTCGAATAAGTACGACGGGATGGTCGATCTCACGCGGCAGAAAAAGCGTTGGCCCTCGGCGCGGGCGCGGTTCTGCACAGAAGAACTTAAAACGAAGCCGATGATCGACTATGTACTCGACGAGGTAAAAGACAATATGCTGATAATTCAAGGCATTCGAGCGGCAGAATCATCGGCGCGGGCCAAAATGCAAGCCCAATGTACGTTTTTCAAGTACTATTTCGAGCCTTACGGTTACGATAAAAACGGCCGACCGAAACGACATTCCTATCGAGGCAAGGAGGTACGAGCATTTCGGGCGCAGTTCGCTGACGATCTGTTGCGGCCCGTGTTCGACTGGTCGGCACAGCAGGTGATAGATTATATCCTCGCCGCAGGGTTGGAGCCGAACCCGCTCTACCGGATGGGATACAAGCGTGTCGGGTGCTGGCCGTGCGTGATGGCTAACCAACGGGATATTCTCAATATATCCCGTCAATCGCCGGAACGGATAGATTACATCGCACAGCTCGAACAGGAGTTGCAAAACAAGGGTCAGCGTAGTTCCTCGTTTTTCGGCCCTGACAAAATTCCTGCCCATGCGATCGCCAGCGGTAATAAGTATCCTGACATCCACGATGTCGTGCGGTATGTCGAGTGGCAGAACGCGACGGGCAGTTTGTTCGACGACGACACGGCCACGAGCTGCATGAGTTATTACGGATTATGCGAATGACCATGACGCACGCCTCCCTATTCAGCGGCATCGGCGGCTTCGACCTGGCGGCGGCGTGGGCCGGCTGGACGAACGTCTTCAACTGCGAGATCGACCCGTTCTGCCGGCGCGTATTGAAGTATCATTTTCCCGAATCGGAACAATATGAAGACATACGAACAACAGACTTTACCGTTTGGCGCGACTGCATCGACGTGCTCACCGGCGGTTTCCCGTGCCAGCCGTTCAGCCTCGCGGGCAAACGCAAGGGTACGGCCGACGACCGCTACCTCTGGCCCGCAATGCTCGGAGTTGTTCGGACTGTTCGACCGCGCTGGGTCGTGGGCGAGAACGTTCTCGGAATCGTTAATTGGTCGCAGGGAATGGTTTTCGAGCAGGTGTGCGCTGATTTGGAGGCGGCAGGATACGAGGTGCAAGCGTACCTTATACCAGCTGCGGGCGTCGGTGCTCCCCACCTGCGATACAGAACATGGTTTGTTGCCCACCGTGGTGACGCAAGGGCTGAAAGTTCATGGCAAGAGCGGTTCGGAGCCATTGCCGCCGGCTCTACTGCCGACACCGGTCGCGTCGGATTGCGGGAGCGGGCGTGTGAACAGGAGCTTGTTGAAGGGTGCATCCGAGCGGCCGACGCTCGCGCTTGCAGCGCGAATGGGGCTGTTGTCGACGCCGACGGCCTGCGATGCGAAAAACAATTCGTTTCCTCTCAGTCATGCGAAGCGGAAGAGCGGAGTCGTCCACGACGTCATGATTTCGCATCCGTCCCGAACTGGGAAGGGTTCCCGACTGAGTCCCCGATATGTGGCCCAGATGATGGGCTTTCCGCCGGACTGGACGGAATTACCTTTCCGGCATGGTGCCGCGAGTCGATCAAAGCCTACGGCAACGCCATAGTCCCGCAGATGGCGCTGCGGATTTTCGAAACGATAAATGAATACGAAAAGCAATGAAGACAGACAAAAAGATTCTCGATGCATGCTGCGGATCCCGTATGATGTGGTTCGACAAAGGTTGTTCAGAAGCTCTATTTATGGATATTCGCCGCGAGGAATTCATCGCTTGTGATGGGCGTCATATCAAGGTGGATCCCGACATAGTCGGAGATTTTCGGGCTATGCCTTTCGACGATGAATCGTTCCGGCTGGTTGTATTGGATCCGCCGCACCTCAGAAAATTAGGCAGCACGTCATGGTTGGCTCAGAAATACGGAATGCTTCTTCCTTCTTGGGAAACGGATATACGTGCTGCTTTCGATGAATGTATGCGGGTCTTGAAGCCGGAAGGAATTCTGATATTCAAATGGAACGAAGATCAGATAAAAGTTCGGCAAATATTGGACATCATCCCCTATAAACCGTTGTTCGGACACCCGACATCCAAACACGGAAAAACGATATGGATGTGCTTCATGAAAAATTAACCAAGATAAAGGAAATCAGATATCGGATGAAAAAGATTATGTTCAACGACCGCTACGGCTTGACGCAGGCGGTCATCGAGGGTCGAAAGATCATGACGAGACGAATCGAATTTAACTCCGATCTTCAACAGATGGTGACTGATTCCGATTCGTATTATTATGACGACGGATATCTCGTATTCGCCACTCAGGGTGTAGATATTCATCATGTGAAAACCCGCTACAAGATCGGCGAATTCATTGCCATTGCGGAAAGCTATTTCTATGTCAGAAATATTGTCGTCGGCCAAGAGTATGATGATAGGCTATGCAAAGCGTATAAAATAGAACATACAGATGATGTTGTTAAGCTTGCAGGGTGGAGCAACAAGGAGTTTGTCCGTGCAGACCTTATGCCGCACCGAATCCGCATCACCGGAATCAAGTGTGAACGGTTGCAGGATATTTCGGATGAGGATTGCATGAAGGAGGGGGTCTTAGGGGATGTAGAGTACGACAAATACGAAGTTTACGGCCTTTTTGGAAATAGCGATGATGGGTTTGACACTCCCCGCGAAGCCTTCGCTTCGCTGATCGACAAGGTGTCGGGACGGGGAACGTGGGAGCGCAATCCGTGGGTCGTGGCTTATGAGTTCGAACTGGTGAAATAGCGAGATTCTGGCAAAATCTCGAAATAATTACAAAAAAATTGGAGACTATGAGAGAAATTAAATTCAGAGGCAAGCGCCTCGACAACAATACACAAACTGGCCCTGCTGATGGCTGGGTAACAGGGTTCTACTATCAAGGCCTTTGCGAAGGCGAGGTAAGGCATTTCATTGCATCGTGCCCCTGCGTATGGGAAGTCGATCCCGCTACCGTCGGCCAGTACACGGGACTGAAAGACAAGAACGGTGAAGAAATTTGCGAAGGGGACATCGTAGAATGGGAAAATATGATGGGAACTAAGATATGTAGCGTGATTGCTTATAGGGGACGTGGATTTTGTTTTGTCGATGCGCGTAATAAGCCGGAAGAAATTTGGTGTTATGTCTTTAAAAAGATTGGAAATATCCACGACGACCCTGAATTGCTGAAAGGAGGTGAATGATGAAAAGCAAACAAGCAAAAGAATTTATCGACGGGTGTATGGATCATCTCACGATGGAGATGACTGATCATGCCAAATGGCAACTTCGGGCTGCAATGACCCGTGCGGCCGAACTCGCCGAGCAGGATACCGAGCAGCTGATGCGGCAAAAAGCGGTAGAGGCATTCAAGTCCTCCTGCGAATACAAGGACGGTTGCGCTGGGGCTGGCAGGAGGTGTAATCCTGCGCTATGTGAGGACTTGCGATTATTCATTGAAAAACTTCGGGAAGATGAAACTAACGAAAGCTGAGGCATGGATAATATCCTACCTGAAAGGTAAAGACTATGTGTCGCCGTCGGTAATCGACAAGACACATTCCCAAGCCTTTGGGTTTAGTGAGACACACCACAGCAGTTGGGCTTCGCCTATCTGTTTGCGGCTGGTGAAAAAGGGGTTGTTGCTGCGCAATGATAAGGGGCACTATAAACTGAACGAGATATGAAAACGATTAAAGAACGGGCAAAATCATACGCGCGAAAAGTATGGCGCGGTGGGGTCAGAGACTTTGTCGGCCACAAGAAAGCAACTGAATTGGATTTCATCGCCGGTGCACAATCCGAACGGGAAGGATTGACCCGCTGGAATGATCCCAACAAGCCGCCGACGGATGAGATGCGTGTCATTGCAAAGGTTGTGTTACCCAATGGCGCAACGCTCGTAACGGGTGCATGGTATGCGGTCAACGAATTCCCGACTGGCTGGAGCGTAGACCTCGACAGAACGTTCGAGAATCTGCATGTTTTGGGCTGGCGGCCGATCTACGAAAACGAATAGAACGATGGACATCTTGACCCCATATGACGGCGTGACGAACGATAAGATCGCCAAAGCGCAGATCGAGGCCGTCGAACGAAAGCAGAACGAATACAAACTGATCGGGCAACTGGTTCGGGTACCCGGTCATACCCTCTATAAATTCAATACGGTTACGCGGACAGCGTCGAGAGCGGAAGTGGAGGTGTCGGCCTATTCGTGGCTGAATCCTAAGAACATGAAGGTCGAGAGCGACCGCAAATCGCGTGTCAAAGTCGAAAAGGACTGTTACTATGAGCAGGCATTGAACATAAAGAACTTCATCAAGCGTCTGCGCCGGCGGGGTATCGTCGGAATGGACGAGGTGGTGAAACTCGAAAGGTAGGGAAGCCATGAAACCCAGAGATGAAAAACGTTACACCCGTCCGGTCGGCGAGCGGTTCGAGTATGAAGGCGAGACCGCAGAGGTTGTAGGGTATGATCCGAATAAAGAGGGATGTGCATGTCGGGATTGTGCGCGTTTTGGCAATTGCTCTTACAACGAGATGACAGGCAGCTGTCGTTGGTACGAACGAGAGGATGGGACGGATGTAATATTCCGGAAAGTAGAACAGGTATAACTGTTTGATATAAAAAGAGGCGATCCCGAAAGATCACCCCTCACCCAAGAACAAAGGTAGTAATTAATTCGGGATTTGCAATGAACCATTTTATCTCAATTCAGGCCGCAGCCGATGAGTACGGCATTTCGACACGTTGGATATGGAAATCGATTAGAGTGGATCGGACACTCGGCACAGTCGTCCGCAACGGGCGGGTCTATCTGCGCCGCGTACAGTGGGAGGCATTTGTCGAACGGCATCCCCGATTGATCGAAGAGTGGCATGATTTACATGCACACCTACAATACCGCTATATCGGGCAATGAAAAAGAGCGAAAAGTTGAAAGAATCGTCTCCCCGATAGGCGATCTTTGCATATATGGGCAAGCTCACGATCAAACAGGAAAAGTTTTGCAATAAGTACCTCGAATGCGGTAATGCGTCCGAGGCATATCGCTATGCTTACAGATGTTCGAACATGAGCGATAACACGGTATGGAATAATGCCTATCTGCTATTACAAAACAGCGAGGTTGCAGCGAGGATCGAATATCTGAAAACTCACCTTGCCGAGGCTGCGGGCATCTCGGCCTTGCAGATCATCCGCGAGCACCAGAAGATCGCCTTTTCGGATGCGACCCGCATTCGTAACGGCTGGATGTCGCTTAAAGAGTTCGAGTCGCTTACGGACGATGAGAAGGCATGTATAAAGTCGATCAATACCAAACAGGTCAAACGGATCGCTTCGAATGGCGATGAGATTGTCGAGGAGTTCGTGAAGATCGAGTGCTACGACAAGCAGAAGAGTCTCGACAGCATCATGAACATGTTGGGTTACGCAGCGCCGAAGGAGGTGAAACTATCCGGAAAGATAGAAAATCCTGCCGTCGCTCCCGTCGTCATTCAAATAGACGCGGAGGATGCGTTGTCGATCGAAAAAACACCGCCTGCCGATGCATCGTCTGCCTGACATCCGCACCTATCGGGGGAAAGTGTATCGTTACCTCATGTATCGGTACATGCAGTACAGGGAACGGGATGCGGTGTTGAAGATTTTTAATGAAGGGTCGAGCCGTTCGGGGAAGACCTACGATGCCTTCGATTTTCTGTACGACATCTGTACGCTCGCACTATCCTCGCTCAATATCTTCGTATATCGAAATACGTTGCAGGCCTGCAAGGAGATCACCCTTGCCGATTTCCGCAAGAAACTGACCCTGCGCGGCGTCTACGATCCCGATGCGATGCGCAGCGAGAATCAACATCCCGACTACTATATCAACAACTCCGTGATCCATTTCCGCGGATTGGACAGAATGGATAGCCGTGAAGGATACGATTGCGACATCATCTACATCAACGAGATGCTGGACGACATCTCGAAGCAGCAGTACAAAAATATCACGATGCGCTGCACGACGATGGTCATCGGCGACTGGAATCCCAAATATACCGAACATTGGGCCTTCGAACTGGAAGGGCAGCCGCACACCTATTTTACGCACACGACATACAAAGACAATCCGTTCTGCCCGCCTGGGGTTATACGAGAGATCGAATCCTATGAACCTACACCGGCGAACATTGCTGCGGGCACGGCCGACGAGTGGCGATGGAAAGTCTATGGATTGGGAATCCGTGCGGCGAAAGAGGGCCTTGTCTATCCGAATATCGACTGGATCGATGAATTTCCGTCCGACCTGGAAAGGGTCGTGTTCGGCCTCGACTTCGGATTTACGAACGATCCTACGGCACTCGTCCGTCTGGGGCTTCGGGGGCTTGATCTATACATGAAGGAAGAGTTTTATGCACCCTGCTCCGATCCGGCCTTGCTCTATGATGCGATAGAGGGGACAGTCGGGCGGATGCCCATATTCGCCGACTCGGCGGACAAATACGCTAAAAATCCCGACTCGATGGTCGACGGCCTGCTGCTGCGCGGGCTCAGCGTGGTGAAGGCGAAGAAATATGCCGGTTCCGTAACGGACGGAATTCACATGGTCAAATCGTTCCGCCTCCATATCGTCCGAAGCCGTAATTTCCAAACCGAGGCCAATTCCTATGTGTGGGATTCGGTGAACGGCATTACGATCAACCAGCCGATCGACAAATTCAATCACTTGTGGGATGCGGCCCGATACGCTGTAATGGAGTATCTCTATTGGGTCTGCAACCGCCGAAAATGAAAAAACAGCGAAAAGTTCGGAGAACCCTCTTTTATCGCCCTTACATTTGCTTCAAAGGCTATGTGCAATGAGATTCAGCTTGAAGTGGCGAAGTAAGAGTCAGGACTTGACGACGAAATCGGAGTGCGGAACTCCGACAGCGGAGGAGCAGCGGTTCGTCTCTGTGCGCGATTTTCTCTCGGCAATGGGATTGGGCAGCGGTAGTACGATCGACTGCGACACCGTTGCCGGACAGACTATCGCTTACGCACGGTGCAGCGCGTTGTTTTCGGTCGTGACCAAGAAATCCGCGGCAATTCGCAACGCCCGCTGGTGGGCTGTCGATCCGTCGGACGACGCTCGCCAGGTCGCAGGTCGCACGGAGGAACTGAACAGGTGGAAGCATCCGAATGACTTTCAAACGATCGAGGATTTCACGGCGATGATCGAAGCCTTCAAGGATATTTACGGAAAAGCCTATATTCTTCGCTGGGAGCCGGTCGGTGTGCCCACGGCCTACGAACTCTACGTGATTCCGAATCCGCTTGTTCAGGAGGTGACGACCTCCGAATTCACCGGTTTCCGGCCCGATCCGCAGATCGATTATTATATGGTTTCGATCAACGATTATCAAATTCGTGTCGATCGGGATCAAATGTTCGTCGTGCGGGATTCGGCCTATGATCCGAATATCTTCGGAGCATCGCAGTCGCGTCTGTCAGCCTTGCAGAACGCCGTCAATCCTTTCGTGTCGTCATTCGAGGCGCAGAACGAACTCATCATCAACAGAGGGGCATTGGGTATCATCTCGTTGAACAGCGAGGATTTCCGGACATCCGTGTTGCCGGAGAACAAGGAGGATCGGGAGCAGGCACAAGCGGCCCTGCGGCGATACGGCGTGATGAAGGGCCAATATAAGTACATCGTGACCGGATTGAAGGCTGCTTTCGTGCAGATTTCGGCCAACATGAAGGACATGAATCTCACGGAGGTGCAGCGCAATGCCAAGAAGGAGATCGCCGATGCCTATCAAGTACCGTATGTACTGATCGACACCGAAGGTACGACCTATGCGAATCTTACAGCGGCCGAGGTCAAATTGTACAACGATGCGATCAAACCGGATGCAGAGCGAATATCGGAGGTATTGAACGCGGCGCACGGGTTCGACGGATTCCGCATCGTTCCCTATTTCGATCACCTGTCGATCTTCCAGGAAGCGAAGCGGCTGTATGCCGATTCGCTGACGGCGGCCGTGACGGCTGCCAGCAACGCGATCGCCTCCGGTCTCATTACCGAGCAACAGGGGAAAAACATCATTGCAAACATTCTGGAATAATGGACAAACTACTGTATAAAAAAGTCATGAGCCGCGGCGGGGCTTTCAAGCAAGCGCCGATATTGAAGGCCGATGTCGTGGACGAGGAGAAACACATCATCCTCGTGAAGTTCTGTTCGTTCGGAACGGTCGATTCGGACGGCGACATGCTGATGAAGGGTTGCATCAGCAAGAGTATTCAGGAGCGCGGGCCGGCTTCTGCGACAAACCGGAAGATACAATTCCTGTGGCAGCACGAGACGAAGAACCCGATCGGCCGCATCCTGTCGATCGAGGAGAAGGACGACGGCGGATACGCCACGGTGCAGCTCTCGGATTTCGATGCCGTGCCGGACGCTCGCCGCGCATGGGTGCAGATGCACGAAGGGGTGCTCAACCAGTTCTCGATAGGCTATCGGTATGTATGGGACAAATGCGATTACGATCCCGACCTCGACTGCCTGATCGTGAAGGAGATTATTCTGCACGAGATTTCGGTCGTCACCTTCGGCGCCAACGAGCACACGGAGTATATCGGCGACATGAAAGCCTTGGACGACATGGAACGATATGTCAAGGCATTACGGGAGATCGCGCCCGATGAATACGAAAAAGTACACAGCAGAATACTGTCGATGTTCAAAGCCGAGCCGGCCCCCGCGCCACTCACTTCACGCAGTTCGGTATTCGAAAAATTAGGTCAAACCAAAAACTGAAAAACATGGCATTCAAATTCAAGAAATTCGAACTGCCCGACAGCGGGGAGTTCTCGGATGTGGATCGCAAGGGCATGGAATTGCTCGGCAAGCACATCAACGACCAGCTCGAAATGCTGGCTGAGGGGATCAAATCGGATGAAGAGATCGTCGAGTCGGTAAAATCGTCGCTCGGGAAACTGGGCGTGTCGGCCGAGAAGATCACGGAGATCGAGAAGGCTCTCAAGGAGCAGGGGAGCGAGATTCGCCGTTCGATGAGCGGCAGCGCCGGCAAGGGCCGCACGATCCGCGAGCAGATCAAGGCGTTCCTTTCGAGCGACGAGGCGAAACGCGCTTTCGCGGAGAAACGCAATACGGCGCTCGAACTGGAGATCAAAGCGGCTGCTACGACGATCACCGTGGCGGCCAATACCGCGGCGGTTGCAGCGCTCAACACCGAAGTAGACCGCACGATCCATTACGCGCCGAGCGAAGACACGCGCGTTGTAGAACGGTTGTTCAAGGGATCGACCAACTCGCCCAATATCACGTGGGTGGATCGCAAGCCCGGCAACGGCGCTCCTGCATTCATCGCCGAGGGGGCCTTGAAGCCCGCTATGGACTGGTCGTATGTCCCTGAGACGTCGACGGCGAAGAAAGTGGCCGTATCGGCCAAAATCTCCTACGAGATGCGCGACGATTTCGACTATATGCAGTCGGAGATCGACAACATGCTGCGCACGTCGCTCGTTCAGGAACGCACGAAACAGCTGCTCACCGGTGACGGCACGGGCGTGAATCTCAAAGGCATCTTCACGGCTGCTGCCACCTATACGGCCACCGCGCTCGACGGGACGGTCGAAATGGCGAACAAGGCCGATGCGATCCGCGCAGCGATCCTCCAGATGCGGAACCTGAACTTCTATCCCGACGTGGTGATGCTCAACCCTTCGGATCGGGCCTCCATCGACCTGACGAAGGATTCGACGGGTCACTACATCTCGGACGAGCTGTTCCGGCTCATCCGCGGGGTGGAGATCGTGGAATCTACCTATGTCAAGGCCGGCGATTTCCTCGTTGCCGATACGAGCAAATGGAACGTTCGCCCGTACAAAGGCATTCGCGTCGAATTCGGGTGGGTCGACGACGACTTCCAGAAGAATCTCTTCACGGTCATCTGCGAGGAGCGTCTGCACTCGTACTTCGCATCGGTCGATCAGGGGGCGTTCGTCAAAGGCACGTTCGCGACCATTATCGCCGCCTTGCAGAAACCGGCTGCCGAGCCTTCGAAGGTGGCAGCCTAAGTCAAACATGTTAAACGAAAAAGAATATGGCAACGAAAGAAGAAAAGACCAATGTGGACTTCAACGATCGCGTGACGGTCTACGGAACCGGCGGCCCCGGCAATACGCTGGAGAAGGGCAAAGCCTATAAGGTGCATCCCGTACATGCCAAGACGCTCATCAAGTTGGGCCGCGCCACCGAGAAACGGTGAAGTAATTTCAGGACGCAGGGGTTTGATCGCCCCTGCGCCCGCTAAATACATTTCCCATGATTATCGACAATACCTATTTCGAAAAGGATCCGATCTACATCTCCGGCATCGCCAATCGGAAGGACGACAAGCCGACGGCGCTCGCTCAGGCACTCATCGATTCGGCGAACTCCTACATCGCCATTTACGAGCCGAGATTCCTCCGCAATCTGCTGGGTGAGGCACTGGCGGCGACGGCGGAGGAGAATCCGCAGATCGTTGCGCTGCTCAGAAACGAGGCGACCAAGACCTCGCCCATTGCGAACTATGTCTATTTCTACTGGCTGCGCACGCATACTACGGTCGGCACACCGGCCGGCGAGAAGGTGCAGCGTGGGGAATATTCGGACGAAGCGAGTCCGCGCATCCGCGCCGTAGAGGTTTGGAACGATATGGTGCGCCAATGCTGCGTCCTGCGGCCGAAGCTCGTCGAACTGGGGGCCGTGCCGGACTATTGTTCGGCAATTTTCGAACCCGCAAACTTATTCGGATTATGATCGTCAAATCGACCGACACCGTTCGGGACATCATCATCGGCAGGGCGGCATTGTTCAACCTCGAAAGCCGTCGGTTCGCAGAAGAGATCAAGAGACGGGCGGAACCGGAATGCTGCGTACTGCATCGGCGGTGGCTGCCGGACAGGCGTATTGCGGCCCGCGATCCGAAACACATGACGATGCGCGATCTGGCGGTGCTGAACGCGACGAACCGCTCCACCGATTACTTCGTCAACGTGTTGTCGCAAATGCTCGGCATCCCGAAAGAGAAGGTCGCGGATTTGCGGTTCATCCGTGCGTACCGCTACTTTCTGCACTGCATGGACACGCTCGCGGCCATCTCGAAGAGATTCGCCGATCTGAAAATCGAACCGACCGACGAGGAGCGGCAGGCGCAGATCGACCGCCCCGACCGAGGCATCGCCGCCGTGGTGCGCAAGTACGTGCAGATCATGAACGGCGCCGTATCGCCCGCGTCGGTCTACGGCATGGAGTGGAGCGTCGTCTACGAAGCCTTCGAGTCGACGACGAACGACGTGATCGAGCAGCGCAATCTCAGCAGGATACAAACCTCTAAAATCAAAAGAAGATGACCGACAACAAGGAATACGAGTACAGGGTCGTCGGGCAGACGCCGCCGGCCCGCCGTATCGTGGGAGTGAAGATAAACTCGCTGAACGACCATATCGACAAGGCCGCCGGGGCGTGCGGCTTCGGTTCGTATATCTATGCCCGCCTTAAAGAGACGAACTACATCCTGGGAACGATCACGGAGTATCCGGTCGTCGTGCGGCAATTCTTCGAGACGATCACGCCGACGGATCTCGATGGCGTCTACAAGCGCGCCTCGAAGTTCCTCTTCTGCGGCGACCTCGGCGAAGCGGAACCCGATACCGCGACGCAGGTCATGCCGATCGTCGAGGAGATGATCGACCGCTCGGCGGAGTTTTTCGAGGCATTGCGGGATCGGGGAGTCGAGGTGCAGGTCACGAAGATCACCCCGTTCGCCGCCCGATTCGATCAGCTGGTCTGCGGAGTCGAATGCGAGGCGACGATGACCTATTCGACCTGCAACAATGGATAGGATCGACAAGATACTGCGCTATTTCGATCCGCAGCGATTCATCGAGGTGTGCGAAGCGCGGTTCGATACGCTGCGCACGCAGGTCGTGGCGAATCTGCAAACGAAGACGGGCAGCAGCGGAAAGCGGGTCAACAGCCTCGGCATGCCGGAGTGGGCCACGGGCGCGACGGCGGCATCGCTCCAAACGCAGGTCGAACAGAACGACGACGGTTTCGAAGCGGCGTTCGTCGGCCGGCAGGGGATCGCCGGCGTCGACGAGGGACGTTCTGCGGGCGATGTACAGGCGCAATACGCCTCCTTCGATGCCTTTCTCCTTGCGATCGAACGATGGGCGCAGGCCAAAGAGGGGCTTTACGGCATCGAGGAGATCGACGCCTACGCCGTGGCGGCGAACGTATGGAGCAAGGGCACGGTGCTCTACCGCGAGGGCGGCGGTACGGAGATCCTGTTCGACCTGTTGCAGCCGGCCGTGGACGACATCGACCGGCAACTCTCCGATCATCTCGACCGCAGCGTGTTTACGATGTTGAATGAAACAATCAGTGATTATGCCTAAATATAGATTAACACCCGCCATTTCGCTGGCGAGAAACTACAATACGGTCGGAGTCAGCGAAGCGCCGACATACAATGCGGCCGTTGTCAAAGTCGGCGGCTATACGTTGGTGCGTTCGATCATCAACGGTTCGGCCGTATTCCCGATGGACGATCTGTTCGAAATCATCGCACAGGACGGGAATGCGCAAACGACGATCAGCCTCGAAGTAGACGGGCAGGCGATTGCCTCGTCGCCGCTCTATCTGCTCAAAGGGGCGTCGGCGCGCGCGATGACGAACAATGCGCAGGCCGATACCCCGATCAGCTGGCCCCAGCCGTCGAAGATCGTGGTCTTTCCGGCGTTCGATTACAGCGAGCAGATCCTCGTCAACTCCTATACGGGCGCCATGCAGGACTTCGCTTTCACCGATGCCGACAGCGGCCGGCGGGAGGTCTATTCGCGTGTCGATCCCGTGTTCTCCCTTCCGATGACCTTCTTCCGCGAATTCGGAGGCGGCGAGCGGCAGTTGATCGTCTCGACGGGCGGCACGACCGGTGCCGTGAAGAGCGCGCGTCTGACGGTCGTGGTGAATCCTTGCGACAGCGGATCGTTCGTGCGCTGGCGCGATGCAACGGGATTGATGCGTTACTTTCTCTGGCACCCGACCGAGCGCGTCGACGACGTATCCGAAGACGAGACCTTCGAAACGCTCTCCGAGAAACTGACACCCGAACGCCACCGCACGATCACGGCGACCACGACCCATACGCTCCATAGCGGACTGGTCGACCGTGAACTGTTCGACCTGTGCGCATCGATTCTCTCCGGACGGGAGGTGCAGCTGTACGACGTCCGGCGGAAGGTGTGGATCGACGCCTATGTCGAAGACGGCGACATCTCGCGGACGAATGCCTGCATGCAGGACTGCGTGGTAGAACTTTCGATAAAGCACTTGACGCTATGACGAAGGAACTCTACATAAACGGTCAGTTGTGCGATCTGGAAGATACTCCGTCGCTGATCTTCCAGTCGCCGGTCTTCAACGATCTCGACGTGATCCAGAGCAACCGCAGCGCGGAGATCAATCTGCCACTGACACCCCGCAACCGCAAGGCCTTCGGTCTGATCGACCGCATCGACATCTTGGACGATTCGGCGGCATACGGGAAGCATTCGGCAGCGTACTACCTCGGCGGCTTTCCGATCTTCACGCGGGGGTATGCGATGGTTACGGACGTAACCGACACGATCAACATCACACTCGTGTGGGGCAACATCGACAACTTCCAGCCGTTGTTCGACGCTTCGCTGCGCGATCTGCGCGAGCAGATCATCGAGGTGGCGGGAGCGGATTATGTCGAGTGGAACGAGAATACGGAGTATTTGAAAACCGGCGCAACGATACCGCCGCAGGTCGCCGGATTCTTTGCAGTGGATTTCGGTGCGGCTCTTATCGAGTATGCAAAAGACTCTTCCGGTAATTGGGCCGTACCCGCAGAAGGTCGTCCATTTTGGAAATACACGCATCCGTCAATTCCCGTGATAAAAGTCCTCGAAGCAATAGAACGGTACCACGGTATTGTGATTGCAAACAAAGCCGCGTTAAGTCGTGCAAGTTACGGGCGGGATTTTATCCTGCCGCTCGTGTCGAAAAACGCAGGGCCGGATAGCTGGTACTCGGATCGGTTCGAGGCAAGTTCCGGATATTTTACGAATAGCGATGATGGGTATTATCCGCTGTTTTTCGACGAGGAAAATGCGACTTGGGACAAGAGGGGGATCGGTATCAAGGTGAAGATAGATAGCCCAGCTTCCGATGACATCGTATTCTACAAAGAGTTCTATATTGCCAATACGAAAGTAGTAGACGTGTCTATACTTAGTTATGACGGGAAGACTATTGTTTTTAACGGACATCGACGGGATGCGACGAAACCTGTCACATTGCGTCTTGCCGGCCGCAAAACAGATGATACAGAACAGGTGTTGCTCGAAGTGTCCGACATTGGGGAATTCGGTAATATTACCCGCTTTTCACTCAGCGACATTTTCGATAAAAAAGAGGTAAACGTCGAGGAATACAATGTGGTCTGGTGGAGTTTGGAAAATTTCGTTACGAACGGCGGCAACAAAACCTACGTGTCGGCCCGATTCATCATCACGCCCCATTTCGACGATATATCGTTTCCCTCTCCGTTTCCGATTGCCGAGAACCTGCCGGATATGACGCACGCGGAGTTCCTGTCGGCATTGATGACAATGGCCGGACTTTTCGCCTATCCGGACAGTTCGGATAACAATACGATCCGCATGATGTCGCCCGATCAGTTCTATAATTCGACGGAGACGATCGACTACGACTATCGCATCGTCGATTCGGGAGACGACCGGACGCCGAACACGCAAACCGACAGACGAATCGTCGACAGTCATCTCGACGCAACGATTCAGGATTGGAGCCGCAAAGTGATTCTGAACGATCGGGGCGAAATCTGGCGGCCGGAGGGAACGGAGTTCACGATGGGGGATTATGCCCAGACCAACACGCTCGACTACGACAACGACGAGGACGCCGAGATGTTGAACACACAAGGCATCATCTCCATCGACAACGAGAACATTGAGCGGGAGAACGAATTGGTATCGTTGGATTTCTCGGCTTCGACCAATCGTTTCTACAACAATCCGGACAGCATCCACGACACGACGACATTTGCCGTAGTTCCATGCTACGATGTCAAAAAGGATAAAGACGGGAATACCACCGATGTAACCTATAACGAACCATCGGCCCGCATCCTCACCCTGACGGACAGAACATCCGACGGAATAGCGCATTTTTGGTATGGCGAATTCCCCCGCACGATGTATTTCGGCGGGTCGGAGGGTATCGTGGCGCAACGGTATGCAGCCTACCAGCGGATCCTGAAAAAGTTCCGCATGATTACGGTCTACGTCAAACTGACCGTGGCCGACATCTGCAATCTCGACTATACGCGGCGGGTTTACCTCGACGTGTACGGATGCTATTTCGCCATCTACTCCGTCACGACCGGTGAGGACGGTATATGCGAGTGCAAATTGATCAAGCTGTAAAAAATAGAATAGCGATGATTAAAATACCGATAAGAGCAATCACGATGCCTACTATGAGATCGCCGGATCCATCTTTTTCTTTAAAAGGAAGGTTTATATTCTCATTTCCGTCGGATTTCAGAAAATGTTCCGTAAGTCGCCGTACATCGTTCGTCATTCCCCAGAGTTTGAAGAAAAGAACGATTTGCAGAATGCCGAATATCAGCATTACGATTCCGATGATTGCATAGATGTCTGTCATGATGATTTGAGATTTGGTTAAAAACAAAGATATGAAAAATAAAACAACTTATCAAAATGGAAAACATTGATAAAATTATCAATATCCGCGTAAAATACTCGGATTTGATCAAGGGAATGTCCGAATCGGCTAAACGTATCGATACGCTCAACGACCGTATCTCCGAATTGAAGTCCGGTTTGAAGGGACTTAAAGCCGCACGCAAAGCCGGAACGATCGACGAGGAGGCCTATAATGAACAGGTAGCCCAAACGACGCAAGAGTTGGTTGCGAACAGGGAAGAGGTAAAGGCGCTTCAATCGGCGATGCGATTATTCTCTCGCGAGATTCAGGACAACATCAAAGAGGAGAAGAATCTCGAAGGTTCGGTAAATGGGCTGCGTAAATCCATTCGCGATCTTACGGCACAGTATAATGCACTGTCGGCCGCCGATCGAGAGGGTTCCGTAGGCAATGGGATAGCGGAGCGAATATCCAAGATGCAGGCGCAAGTCAGTGCGGCCGAACAGCGGCTGGGGAATTTCCGTTCGAATGTAGGTAATTACCAGTCGGCATTCAACGGGCTGAATGTATCGGTGTCGCAGATCGTCCGCGAATTGCCGTCGGCCACAATGGGAGCGAATATGTTTTTCCTCGCCATCTCGAACAATATCCCGATGCTTGTCGACGAGATCAACAAACTTCGAGCGGCCAATAAATTGGCCATGAAGGAGGGCAAGCAGGGAGTACCGATCCTCAAACAGTTGGGAGCTGCGGTGTTCAGCTGGAACAGCCTTATATCCGTCGGCATTACCTTGCTCACGGTATATGGGAAGGATATTGTCAGCTGGATCGGGAATCTGTTCAAGGGGCGAGAGGCCGCCATGACAATGGCGGAAGCCCAGGCAGAGGTGAATAAGCAAATGGCAGAATCTTCCGGCAGTTATGGCGATCAGGTTGCCCAACTCAGGGCCTTGCAGCTGCAATGGAATCAATTGGGAGATGATCTCAAAGCAAAAACAGAGTTCGTTAAAAACAACCGAGAGGCGTTCGATAAGTTGGGAGTAGCTATAACAACGGTTGCGGACGCCGATAATCTGTTTATTCAGAATACGGATGCGTTTATCGAAGCAATGAATCTGCGCGCGCAAGCTAATGCTGCGAACGAACTGGCAACTCAAAAGTACAAAGATGCGTTGATTGCCCGACAAGAAGCAGAAGAAAAAATAAAAAAAGGTAAACAAACAGTCTATAAAGGGATAGATGATTATGGAAATATAACTCTTGAATATCGTTATATAGCATATACCGAAGACGAGCAGAAGGAAATATTAGCAGGGGCCGAAGCCCTCGAAGCGGAAGCATCGGCATTCACGCAATTGACTGTCGCACGAAATGCAGATGCAAAATCAATCCTCGACAGAGCGGGAATAAAAGAATCTGAGAAAAGTTCAAAATCGGCGAACGACGACCCGTATGCCGATGAATCCGGCGTAAAAAAAGCAGAACGAATGATGGAGGGGTATTATGCCCGCAGCAAACAGGAACTTCAAAAATGGGTTGACGAGCAACGGGAAATCATTCGTAAGATGGGTATTGACGTGATGGGTGATTTCGAAAAAATTCTGTCGCAGATGGACAAGGAGGTATCGGCCGAGTTCATATCCCAATATAATCAGAAACAGTCCGAATACCGGAATCGGATTCTGAATGCGCAGGCCACAGGCGGAGATGAGGCCGCGCAGAATGAAACCGTTGCCATTCTTCGGGAACAGTTGGCCGAATTCGATTCGTATGCCGCAGCGTACCGAGCAATGGGGGATTCGGCTATCGAAATAGACAACCGCCGGCTTGAAATGCTTATTCGCCTGCATGACGAAATGAATAAAGGCGCCCAAAAAGAGGCGCAGAGCATGCAAATGAGTTTCCAAACACCAGCGATCTCGCGGGAGCACTGGCTGGTTTGGCGGAAGAGGCCGGTGCAGGTGCGCCGGTTGTTGCAGTGTTAGGTATGGCCCAAGCTATCGCGTCAATGGGTGCAGCGTTGAGTAAGGCGTTCTCCACTGGCAATATTTGGGAGGGCATCGCAGCTTCCATTACTGCTATTGCGACCATTACGAGCGTTATATCTCAGATGAAATCGTTGAATAGTACTGCGGCCGAGGAGGGCGCGAAATACCACTATGCCCGCGGCGGTCTTGTGACCGGCCCCGGCACGGGTACGAGCGACAGCATCCCTGCGCGGCTGTCCAACGGCGAGGCCGTGATGACGGCCCGTGCGGTCGTGGATTGGGGGCCGGTGCTCTCGATGATGAACGTGTCGAGCGGCGGCAACGCCATTCCGACGCGGCATCTTCCGGAGAAGAGTTCGGGGATGCGTCAGATGGAACAGATGTTCGAGCGCGTGATGCGCCGGCTTCCGAACCCTGTCGTGACGGTCAGGGATATAAACAACGGTCAGCGGCGGGTCAAGGTGCAGGATGAGACGGCGCGCTACGCCGGACGCAAAAGGTAAAAAAACAGCGAAAAGTTCGGAGGAACCCTTCCTGCGTATCCTATATTTGCTTCAAACACGAATTAACCCTTTTATAATAAATTAAAAAAACAATGGCAGAATGTATCAATGATCTGGCAGGCGATATCCTGCAAGATTGCAACACGGTCTATGGGGTGGGCGTCGAGAAGATTGCCTATCTTATCAAGAAGTCCGATCTGGACGAATCGGCGACGACCTACACCAAACCGAAGATCACCAAGATCGCACTCAAATCCGGCAAGAGGGCCTATCGGTTCTCGATTCCCTCCAAAACGCCCTACAACGGGCTGATCTACGAGGATCAGAACGCCGAAATCGGCATCGCCATCAACAAGACGCTGCCGCTGCGTATGCTGGCCGACAGCCCCGCGAACTCGCAGAACATTGAGGCGTTCAAGAACGAGGACTGGGTCGCTGTCTACGAGAACAAGGCGAAGGGTGCGGACGGCAGCCAGGCGTTCTGTGTGATCGGCTACGAACAGGGCGCATCGATGCAGAACGCGACGCTCGACAAGTACGGCGACGGCTACAACGGAGGTTGGGGCGGCGACCTGATCGAGCAGAACGCACCGACGCCGCAGATCTTCTTCGACGCCGGCGGTATCGACGCTTCTCGCGCCGCGCTGGAAGCATTGTGTACTCCGGCCGAGTAGGGGGTATGCAACCGTTGGACTGGTACATGGAGAGGTGCGCATCGGGCACCTCTCTGTGCATGGAAGAGAAGAAGCGGATCGAATCGGATTATCGGGAAGTGTTCGGGCGTCCGATGCTTTCCGATTTCAGCGGCCGGTGTCCCAACCGGTTCCGTGATGCGGCCGCGATGATCGCCTCCTATTTGCGGAAGGAGCAGAAAGGCGCAAACGGCGGTTACATGCTCAAATCCGGCATCGTGATCCGCTATCGCGGAAAACTCTACACACACTTGAATCTGACGGCCGCAGCGGCTCGGCATCATCTCAGACAACATCCGTCCAACGTACACGATTTCCTGCGTCTGGGCGATCTACCCAAAACCGAATGACACTATGGCAAATTATAAGATCAAAGACTTACAGCAAGCTCAGACCCTGAACGGTGCGGTTGCGTTGGAGATTCAGGACGGGGATAGCATGTCCACCTTCGCCACGCTCGACCAGATCGCCGAGTTTCTGGGGAACACAACCCCTGTGGTGTTGTTGACCAAAGCCGGCCCCATAGACGACAGCTATCTGCCCGATATGTCTGCCTCTGAAATCGCGGCAGCATACGATCGGATCGTTGCGGATCCGATTCACACGGTACCTGTTGTCAGGATTCCCGATAACGGAGGACAATACCTCGTACCGTCAGGATATGGAGTGCATGCCGATACGAAGGCCGTCATCGGATATTATGCATCGCAGACATACGTGCTCCCGTCCAGTCTTACGTTGACATCGGAAACATTTACCTTATCGAGACTGCCGTATACGGCATCATCGATGGAGTGGGCCGATCTGCTCAACAACACGGCCCTTCCCTCCGGTTATCTCGGCATCGATAGCGACAGTACGAGCGAAGAGATCAGTGCGGCCGTCGGGGGTGTAGACGCATTCAGAAAATTATGCTCGAAGTTGCTCGGGCGAAACTGTATCGTCGTTGTGTCGACCGATCCCGCTGCGGCGAACAGGAGTGCATCTATTCCTGTGATAGTAGATGTAAATAGGAGTGTTGGTCTGCCACTGAAAATAACACTCGAAATCGAATATATATCTTCGGGGGAATACATTGCATTGACCATTACAGAGTCAGGAGGCACCTTTTCAGCGACGCGTACCTCTGTGTCCGTATCGGATATTCCCGATGCACTCGCCGGCAAAGCCGACCTCGACTCCGCGACGGGCTTCGTCGAGTCGTCGCAGATAGCCCCTTTGCAGGGGCGTCAGACAGGCGTCAAAACGGGCAACGGAGGCTTCGTGTCGGCTGATCCTGCCTTGTGCCTCTCCACCGCCAAGACACTCGTCGTAACCTTCAAATGCGACGGAACGCCGAACTCGTTCCTCTATTTCGACCACGGCGGTTCCAACGCGAACCTCGGAGTATCCATATTCATCGCATCGAACCGTCTGTTCTGCAACATCGGCCCCAAAACCCTCGTGTCGTTCAATCCCGAATCGGGGAAATTGTATCAGGTCGTAGTCTCATTCGACAAAAATGGAACCTCTGCGGGATATATGAATTCGGTAAAGGATCGGGAGACCACCGACTATTCCACGATCACCGACCCCACGCATTTCTGTTTGGGGGCACTATCGGACGGCAGCGGGTCTTTCTCCGGGGTCATCCTCGGCGCACGTCTTTTCAACTACGCCCTTACGGCCTCGGAGGTCGTCACGCTGTGGAACGGCGGCGAACCGGAGCGGTACATGCTGCCTCTGTCGGGTGAGATGCGCACCGGACTGGTCGCCGAATACATCGCCGCCGGTTTGTTGGCAGACAAGTGGCGCGACACGTCGGGCGCGGGACTCGATCTGCCGTATGTTCCGACTGCAACGGGCGGCACGGCCGTGCTCGTCTACGACCAGCCCTCCGGAGACTCCGACGTATTCAACGTCCTCGCCGCGTCGGATTGCAGCCTCGAAGCCCGCGTCACGACCCTCGAACAGACGCTCATAGCCGTGCTGTCGGGCGACGCCGTGATCCCCGCGTTGCAGGTCAGGGAGCTGGGCGTGTGGGGTTCGAACAACCTGATCCTGACGGGCAGCGGCGCCCCGGCGAAAGCACCCGACCGTGCGGGCCAGCTCTACATCGACACCGCCTCGGGCGCCGTCTACAAATCCACGGGCAACGCGGCCGTGTCGGATTGGAAAAACCTCTAAAACCTCGATACCATGTCACAAGTAAACAAATATACGGATCGTGCGGCGTATGCCTCCGACACGTATCGTCTGTCAACGCAATCGGCCGTCTCGCTCATCGCGAGCGACAACGAACTCATCTACGACGGCGTGAACGTCGTCGTGGGCAAGGAAGCGGCCGTCGCGGGCGACTGCGCGGTCTACGACAAGACGGCCGGTGCGATCCGGTTCATCAAGGGTGCGACCCTCTCGGCCGCACAGCTGCCCGAAAGCCTCACCCCGCTGGCCGTCGTCTATGCGCGGCAGGGGGACAGGGTGCTGATTTTATCACTCGATAGTCCTACTATATCCCTTTGGGCCTACTCCTACGAGGTCGCCTTGTCGGGCTTCGATCTCTCGGCCGGCGGGACGATCGTATTGAAATTCGCCGACGCATACGAAAAGACGATCAACTACGCTGCCGGCGCTGCGCTGGCCGACCTCGCAGCAGCTGCCAATACGGCATTTAAAACGGGTGAAGTAAACATATCCAGCGTCGATCGCGGCGGCTGGTCGGCTGCGGCGGACGAGGCGGCAGGACGCATCGTTCTCACGTCTAACGGCTATTCGAAATCATGGACGACGGTTGAAGCGGTGAGCGGCGCGACACTCACGACACGGCCCGACGACACGAACTATCAAGCAGCCCTTACGGGGCTGCTGCTCGACGAGGGGCAGACGGTCGAATACGTTCGACGCAAGAACGGCGTGAATGGTACGCGGGCAGGAATGAATTCCGAATTGTTCCTGCAATATTACTCAGCAAACGGCATAACCCCGACTTCGAACGTGCCGCTCGGCTCGGCGACGATCGTCAACCAGTCTTCGTTCGAAGGTTCCCAATTCTGCGCCGAGCTGCGGGCTGCCTATGCGGATTATGCATCGTATCTCTTCGGCGAGCACATGGCTCAGTATCCGAGCGCTTACGGGGCGATGCTGCGCGACGGCAGGACGAACACGGCGAAAATCGGCGGCCTGCGTTTCACCGATATTTACGGCCAGAGCAAACCCTGTTATCCGGCCGCTGCGGCCGCGCTCGAATACGGCGTCGCGGTCGAAGGTGCGACGACAGGACTCGAAGCGGGCGGCTGGTGGCTGCCGTCGGTCGAAGAACTCTATCTGCTCCTGCACGATCGCGTACTGACGTCCGACGATGTGGAACGCGACCCAGTGAACCGCACGCTGTCGCGCCTCGGTAAGGCGACTTTATTGGCAAACGCCGCTTCTTGCTGGACGAGTTGCGAAGGCGATATCGGTTCTGCATTCATGAGTTATCGTTTCGAAGGTGTCATGTTTTCCTACGTCAAATGTATATCACAGTATGTTCGGCCGGTAGCTGCTTTGTAAAACGAAAATCATTATAAACTATGGAACTGCAAAAGAGAATCGACGCTTTGCAATCGCGGCAGCTGGCGCTGCGTGCGATCATGGCCTCCTCGGACGAGCGGGCCGCCAAATGTAATAAGACGGGCGCATCGTTCCGAGAGACCTATCCCCGAGACTTCGCACGATACCAGGAGGCGAACGACGAGTACAACCGAAACGAACTGACCCTCGCCGAGCTCGAAGCCGAGCGGGTGGCGCAGCGCGAAGAGGTGGAATCACTGCATGTACACGACGCTTAACCTTTGAAATCGCTATGGAATACCTCCCCGCAATCATCAGTGCCCTCGGAACTATTATCGCTGCGTGGTTCGCCTATAACCAGTACAGCAAAAACAAGCTGACCGACCTGAAAATCGAGAAGTTCAAAAAGGACGAAGAGACGAAAAGCATCCGTCGGGCCGACAATTCGTCTATCGTGTACGGTGAGTTGTGGAGCGTCCTGCACGAGCTGGATGCCGATCGGGTCTATATCGTACAGCCGCATCCGCTCGGCAACGAGAGTCTGCTGTCCGTCTATTACGAGGTCAAGCGCAAAGGGGTGGAACCGATGAAACCGCACATGCAGGGCCTTCCGATTTCGGAGGTGCCGAAGTTCAGCAGCGATCTGGTGAAGAACCTCTTCCTCTACATCACGGACATCGACGAGCAGGTGAACGACAAATATGCGAAGTCCATCCTTTCGAGTTACGGATGTCGGGCGGCCATCATCAAACGGCTCAACGACAACCGCCACGACTGGATAGGCAGCATCTTCTGCGAGTTCACCCGCCCGCTGTCCGTATCGGAGGAGAATGCGCGGGAGATCATGCACACGGCGGCCATGAACATCCAATACCTGCTGCCCGAGTATCGATAACGTATGAATCGCTTCAACCTTAATACTGTAAAAGCCATGAAAAAGCAAGTCGAAATCGCGCTCTGCGTGTCGGCCGCCGTCATTGCGCTGGTCGTTCTGTTCAACCTCCTGCCGAGCGGCATCCGCACTACGGCGACGCTCTGCGCAGGATTCGGGGCGGCCGCAGGAGCCGCCGCCGGCTGGCGGGCAAAGATGCGGTATGACCGAATGAAAGGATAGGTATGGCAACGTATTTCACCCTTTCCGAATTGGTGCGTTCCGATACGGCCGCAGCGCGCAACATCGACAACGCGCCGTCGCACGACGTCATTCGCCGGCTCAATGCGCTGATGGACGAATGCCTCGATCCCGTGCGCGAACTTTGGGGCAAGCCGATCGGCGTGAACAGCGGCTACCGATCGCCGGCGCTCAACGCAGCCGTCGGCGGAGCTGCGGCAAGCCAGCACATGAAGGGCGAAGCGGCCGACATCACCACCGGCAGCGTCGCGGATAATCTGCGGCTGTTCGAACGCATCGCAGCCAGCGCGATCCCCTTCGACCAGCTCATCGACGAGAATCGGGGCCGCTGGATCCATATTTCATACCGTGCCGACGGGAAGAACCGAAGGCAGGTGTTGCATCTGTGAGACGACTGCTCGCATACTTGTTGGCCGTGCTCATCGTCGGTTCACTGTTTTTCGGCTGGGGCTACCGCCGCGGGGCGGCTTCCGTCGAAATGCGCGACAGCACCGTTACCCGATGGGTGCCGTGGCCGGTTCCCGTGTACGACACCATTCGGGAACCTTATCCGGTCGCGGTGCGCGAACCGGCCGATACGGTATGGAAATACATGAGTGTAGATACAGCCGCGATCATCGCCGACTATCTGCTCGAACGGGATTACCGGCTGGATTTCTCCGCCGATTCGACCGGAACATTCCTTGTCGATGCGACCGTAGGAGAAAACCGGCTGTTGCGGGCTTCGGCCGTAGTGAAGCCCGTTGTCCGTGAGATTACGGTTACAAAACTGCATACCGAGGTGCGGCCGCCGCGCTGGGAAACGGGACTCGCCTTCGGAATCGATCCATACAACCAGTGGGCGGGCATCTACGGACGCTATACGAGAGGCCGATGGAGCGGTGAGGTCATAGTAGGGTATGATCCGATCCGGGAAAAACAATATGTCGGCACGAAAATAGGATGGGCCGTGTTCCGATAACTCGTTGCCGGAATTATTTCCCGATTCCGCTCCAATCGAAAAGATTCATTACGGCTTTGTTGGCGTCGAATATGACACGCCAGTTTTTCACGAGGTAAATATCGGTGACTTTCATGGATGTGTCAACGTGATTCAACGCTTCATGAATCACGTATTTGTCCAGTCCGGCTCCGCCCTCCTCTCGGGGAGTCCGTGCTATGGTTGCCCAGGAGTGCCGCGCAGCGTAGAACGTCAGGCCATCGACGCCTATCGCCTCGCCGACATCTTTCAGACCTTTGTTGATCGCTTTGTTGAATGACACGCGATCTTTGTAGCGGAGGTAGAAGTGAAGCAGCCGTTTCCCCGTCTTATCCGAATAGCGCGCGATCAAAGGGCTGACGCACGGCTCTATCCGAACGTGCATTTCTGCACGGTCCGTGCGGCGGGATGCGGTTTTTTGCCGGAAATACACGATTTCGTCCTTCCTGGCCGGCGGGCAGGTCAGCAGATCGGCGCTGTTCATCCCCATCAGTGCGAACGACAGGAGGAAGCAATCCCGCGCCATCCGAGCGCGTTCGTTGGCGAGTGGCGGCAAGTCGATTATCTGCTGTATCGACTCCGCGGAGATGGCTCGTTTGGCCGTCGGCGCGGGTGTTTCGAGGCGCAAGTTTCTGAAAGGGTTGCCCTGAATATTCATTTGTCCGAGTTCTTCATCGTTGAACTCTTCCTTCGCGCGGTTATAGATGGTTTTGATGCGCGAAATATACAGAGACAGTGCCCTGTTGCCCTTGTTTTTGGTTGCAGTTTCACCTTTCTGCTTTCGGTTGGCGCCTCGTTGCGAAGGCTCCGATTCGATGAATTGCACGAATCCTTTGATGAACGGTGCCGTGATCTCGCCGATGTCGAGCGTATCGCGGCCAATGTATCGTCTCAGCGCGTTGAGGGCTGTCATGTAAATCGATGCCGTACCGGAATTCATCCGCGCCGCTTCCTGCCTCATATACGCTATGAAATCGAGCCGGAATCGCTCTCCGCCTTTCAATCCTGATTTGATGCGTGCGACGAGTTCGTCGACCTCCATTTCCTCGACGGCGTATCCCATGTCGTTGCAGAGGTCGATGCAATCTTCGACCAGTTCGCGGCATTTGCGGCTGAGTTTTTCATCCTTGATTTTCAATCCCCGCGTCAGATCATCGGGCAGCGCATAGAGCGTCGTGCTTATCCAGCGGCTTTTTCGGTGGTGGGTTATGCGCAGCTTGATATTGTAAGTACCGTCTGCGCGTCGCTGGTGGGCAAAGATACAGGTTCGGAAGGTCGCCATAGCTGAACAACATTAGAACAACAATTGCAGACAAATATATACAGAAAGTGTCAAAAGTAAGCGATTTCGATGTGTAAATATTTGTTGGAAAGAAGCCGATAAGACGATAAAAACCGCCTCTCAATACTTTGAGAGGCGGTTTTTTCTTTCGTGATTCCGTTGGGATTCGAACCCAAGACCCACAGCTTAGAAGGCTGTTGC